AATGAAGATGGCGCGCATGAAGGCCGAGGGCCTACGCCCGGGCTTCCCCGACCTGTTCCTGCCGGTGCCGGCCCAGGGCTTCCACGGGCTGGCCATCGAGATGAAGCGGCAGAAGGGCAGCACCACCAGCCGGGAGCAGCTGGACTGGCTCAACTGGCTGGCCGAGCAGGGCTACATGACGGCGCTGTGCAAGGGCGCCCAGGCGGCCATGGACACGATCAATTCGTATTTGGGAGAGGCAAATGGCTAACGCAGCAGACCTGGCAAGCGAGCTGATTGAGGAGCGGGAGGCGGCCAATGAGGAGGTGATCGCGGCCCTCCGGCGACAGTTCGAGTGCGAATCCGAAACGCACTGTGCGGACTGTGACGACGAAATACCGGAGCGGCGGCGGGCACTGGGCGGGATAACCCGCTGCGTGGACTGTCAGGGCATTTTCGAGGCGAGAGGGCGGTGATATGGCACTGGTGAATGATGATGCGGAGCGGATGCTGGACCAGTGGGGCCTGTGGTGCCGCCTGGGGCGCCCGGGGCCGAAGGCGTACAAATCCATCGCCGGGGTTCTGGAGGAGGCCATGGTGCAGCAGCAGGGCGCCAGCGGTTTCACCGAAGAGGACGAGGTGATGGAAGTGTTCGACCGGCGCGTGATGGCGGTGCTGCGCGGCGAGAATCCTGATGCCTACGAGGCTGTCTACCAGTATTACGCGGTGGGCTTTGCCGAGGACCGGCACGGCGTCCGCGAGCTGGGCCGCCGCCTCAAGGTGAGCAAGGATCTGGCGTCAAAGCGGCTGTACGCGGCGATCACTGCGGTGGCCTCCATGGTGACCGCCCTGGCCGCATGAACACTGGCGAAAATACCGCTGTTCAGGTGTTGACTGTCCAGACGCTCAGCGGTATGTTTCAGCTATGGTGGTCATAGTGACCGCTGCTGAAAGCCCTGGCCCTCAAAGCCGGGGCTTTTTGATGCCGGACCCCCTGACCCGGCCATCCCCGAGACCCGCCCCGTGCGGGTCTTTCTATTTCTGGACCTGGACATGCCCCAATTCAGCGAACGCAGCAAACATCGTCTGGCGACCTGCCACGCCGACCTGCAAGTGCTGATGGCTGAGGTCGTGAAAGACTTCGACTGCACCATCATCACCGGTCACCGCGACCGCGTGACGCAGAACCGCATGGTGGAGCAGGGCAAGAGCCAGGTCCGCTGGCCAAACAGCCGGCACAACAGCGAGCCCAGCGAGGCGGTTGATGTGGCGCCGTATCCCATCAACTGGCAGGACCGGGAGCGCTTTCACTATTTCGCTGGCTTCGTGATGGGCACGGCCGCACGGCTCAAGGCTGAAGGCCGGATGACCCACGGCCTGCGGTGGGGCGGCGACTGGGACCGCGACACCCAGGTCGACGACAACAATTTCGATGATCTCGTTCACTATGAAATTTTGACTAATTAGTCATTTCGAGTGATTATGTAACTGTTCAGGAGGACAGTTACATGCGTACAGCTATAGTTCCAGGATATGAGGGCCGCTACACCGTTACCGAGCGCGGTGACGTGTTCAGTGGCACAAAAAAGCTGCGGCCCAATCTATCAACTCCGGGTTATCACAGTGTCTGCTTTTGCATTAACGGAAAGCCTAAGCGCCACCAGATTCACCGATTAGTGGCAGGCGCTTTTATTCCGAACCCGAAAGGGCTGCCTCAGGTAAATCATAAAAATGGGGTTAAAACTGACAACCGGGTTGAAAACTTGGAGTGGTGCACTTGCTCGGAGAATCACCTGCATGCGCTAAGGGTGCTTGGTAAAAAGGTTCCACCAAGTGCTCTTGGCAAGTTTGGCGCAGAGCACAATAGATCAAAAGCGTTTGTTTTGATCTCGCCGGATGGCGAGGAGATCGATTTTGGTAGTGGCCTTGAGGCGACGCGTCGCTATGGGTTTGATCATACGTCTATCAGCTATGCGAGGAAGCACCAGGATCTGCCGCACACTTTCCGCCGTGGAAAGCTGAAGGGGTGGACACTGGCAAAGTGATAAATGAGCCGCCTATACCGCTTCATCACTGAAAACGCTCTCATGAGCCTGGCGGTGATCCTTTGGGCAATCACCCTGACCACCTGGGTGACCATCCGCGTATTCGGTGACAGCCCACCGGATGTGCCCACGGGCACTGCTGCGGCGCTGGCCACGGTATTCGGCCTGCCGGCCATCGGGGTTGGCATCTGGAAGTGGCGCCGGGAGCAGAAATGACCTGGTTAACCCTATTCAACCGCATTGGACCGTATCTGGCGGTTGTCGCCTTGATCGCGGCCATCGCCGCCGGCGGCTGGGTTGGCCGTGGCTGGTACGAGGATAGCCGGGATCTCGCTGAAGAGCGGGGCGCCCAGGCCGCCATCGACGCCGCCATGGAGCGCGAATCCAAGATCGCCGAGAAGGTGGAAGACCGCCTGGCCGACCTGCAGGCCAACGAACGCATCATCGACCGTGGGGTGATCCGTGAGATCCAGAATCCTGTTTATCGCAATGTGTGCGTGCCTGAGTCTGGCCTCCGGCTGCTCAACGCGGCCGCCCGAGGCGAGCCCGTACCAGCAGAATCTTCTGACTCGGTGCCCGGAGACGCTGCCGACCCTGAGTGACGGGGAGGCCGGCACGGTCCTGCGCGCCATGACCGAGTGGGCCAGCCAGTATCACGACTGCGCCACCCGGCATAACGGCCTGATCGAGGCCATCGGAGAATGAAGCGCTGGCTGTACACCACGGTGTACGCCCTGACGCTGACCCTGATTATCGTTTTTCTTTTCTGGCTTGTGGCTGCGTGGCTTGCGCGGCAATGGTGGAGATCGTCCCGGGATGACACATGAGGAATACGACATGGACAGCATCCCCCCGAGACTCGGGGCAGTGGAGCAGGAAGTGCACACTCTCCGCCACCGCGTAAACGCCCTGGACTCCGAGCGCCTCCCTCACCGGGTCGGCAACCTGGAGGCCAGCATTCAAGACCTGAACGTGATCCGACAGGACACCACTCAGATGAAGGTGGTCCTGGCCAAGATGAATTCGTTTGTGCGCGGCGCCGTCTGGATTCTCGGTGGGCTGGTCGCACTGGCCACCCTGCTGATCGCCCTGGCCGGCGTCATGCCCAAGATGGACGCCATCATCATCGAGAAGAACGCACCGGCACAGACGGACCAGTAAAGCCAACCCGGGCGGTGCCCGGCAACGAGTAACTGGGCGGGGCCCAGGACAGGAGGACTCAGCGGTGCTGACTCCCAAGCTGACCGACAAGCAACAGGCATTCGTAGACGAGTACCTGCGCGACCTGAACGCCACACAGGCGGCCATTCGTGCCGGCTACAGCGCCAAGACGGCCGCATCCGTGGGGAACGAGAACCTTAGAAAACCCCAGATAGCCGAAGCTATCGCCCAGGCCAAGGCTTCCCGGTCTGAGCGCACCAAGGTGGACGCGGACTGGCTGCTCAATCGCTTGGCTGCTGAGGCGGATGCAGACCTTGCCGACCTGTACAACGAGGACGGTGGACTGAAGCCGATTCACCAGTGGCCGGAGATCTGGCGCAAGGGCTTGGTGGCCGGTATCGACGTTGAGCAGCAGTACGAATACATCGATGGCGAGAAAGAGCCCTGCGGCGTCGTGGTGAAGGTCAAGCTGTCCGACCGCGTGAAGCGGCTGGAGCTGATCGGCAAGCACATCGACGTTCAGGCGTTCAAGGACCAGATTTCTCTGCCGCCTGAGGGCGTCACCGTAGTGGTCAATCGCCCCGGTGGAAATTAACCCGACGGTCCCTCAGGACCAGTTCATTTTCTCGGAGGCGCGATACCCGGCCATCGTCGCCGGCTTCGGTGCCGGCAAGACCGAGGCGCTGATCGTCCGCTCCCTGCTGGGCAAGCTGGCGCACCCTGAATCGGACAGGGCGTTCTACGAGCCGACCTACGACCTGATCCGGATGATCGCCTGGCCGCGCTTCGAGGAGATGCTGTCAGACCTGAAGGTGCCGTACCGGCTCACGAAACACCCGCACAACATCCTGGAGATCGACGGCTACGGCCGGATCATCTTCAGGAGCATGGACACGCCCCAGCGGATCATCGGCTTTGAGGTCGGCGATTCGGACGTGGACGAGCTGGACACGCTGAAGCGCGACGACGCCGCCGAGGTCTGGCGCCGGGTGCTGTCCCGTAACCGGCAGAGGAAGGCGGACGGCTCGCCCAACACGGTCGGCGTGGCCACTACCCCGGAGGGCTTCCGCTTCGTCTACGAGACGTGGCACGAAAAGCGCCCGCCGGGCTATGAGATCATCCGGGCGCCGTCGTACAGCAATCCGCACCTGCCGGACGGCTACATCGACAGCCTGCGCGACATCTACCCGTCGCACCTGCTGGACGCCTACATCGAGGGCGAGTTCGTCAACCTGACGACCGGCACGGTGTACATCCAGTTCGACCGAAAGCGGTGCAACACCCAGGAAACCGAGCAGGCCGGTGAGCCACTGTTCATCGGCATGGACTTCAACGTCGGCCAGATGTCGGCGGTCGTCCATGTGAAGCGCAACGGCAAGCCGGTAGCGGTCGGCGAAATCGCCAACGGCTACGACACGCCGCACATGGTCCAGCTGATCAAAGATCGCTACCAAGGCCACGCCATCCATGTGTACCCGGACGCTTCCGGTGGCGGCCGGCGCAGTGTCGACGCCAGCAAGACCGACCTGGCCATCCTGCGGGAGGCCGGGTTCACGATCCACGCGCCCAAGCAGAACCCGCCGGTCAAGGACCGGATCAACGCGATGAACGCGGCGCTCCAGAGTGGGTACAGGGTCAACGTCGACCGCTGCCCTGGGTATGTGAAGTGCCTGGAACAGCAGGCCTACAACCAGCACGGCGAGCCGGACAAGAAGCAGGGCCTCGACCACTTCCCGGACGCCGGCGGCTACTTCATCCATTACGAGTACCCGGTGATCAAGCCGGCCAGCGTCGGCCCCATCAAGTTCATGAGGTAACAGAATGCCCGTTGAAACGCTCCACCCTGATTACTCGCGCCATGAAGAGAAAGCGCGACGGGTCCGGGATGCGGTTGAGGGCTCTGACGCGATCAAACGGCGCGGCACTGTGTACCTGCCGGACCCTGATCCGGACGATCCCGACCGGTACGCCAAGTACAAGCTGCGGGCGTTGTGGCTGGGCGTTACGAAGCGCACCCACGACGGGATGCTGGGCGCGGTATTCCGCAAGAAGCCCGAGGCCGAGCTGCCGTCCGTGATTGAGTACATGCGAGACGACGCCGACGGCTCCGGCATGAGCCTGACCCAGTTTGCCAGGGGCGCGGTGTCCGACACGGCCACCAACGGCATCAACGGCGTTCTGGTGGACTACCCGGAGGCCGAGGACGGGCTGACCCGTGAGCAGACCCAGGGCTTGCGGGCCACGCTGCGCGCCTACCCCTCGCCGAGCATCACCAACTGGCGCCGTGACGGCGAGAAGCTGGTTTTGGTGGTGCTGCGCGAGTGGTACGACGTTGATGTCGATGAGTTCCAGGTCAATCGCGAGACGCAATACCGCGTCCTGAGCCTGGATGATGCCGGCCTCTACGTTCAGCGGGTTTTCCGCAATAACGAGGAGGTTGCCCGGGCGGAACCGCGCAAGGCCAACGGTGAACGGTGGGATGTGATCCCGTTCCAGTTCATTGGCGCCGGCAACAACGACGAGCATCCCGACAATCCGCTCCTGCTGGACATCGCGGACGTGAACATCGCCCATTACCGCAACAGCGCGGACCTGGAGGAGGCGTCGTTCATCGTCGGCCAGCCCATGTTCCACGTGAATATCGGCGACACCAGCACTCAGGAATGGAACGACCTGAACCCCAACGGGGTGCTTGTCGGGGCGCGTCGCGGCATCCAGACGAAGAACGGCAGCGTGGATCTGGTCCAGGCCGAAGAGCGCAATCTGCCGCTCAAGCTCATGGAGCAGAAAGAGGCCCAGATGCTGGCCATCGGCGCCAAGCTCATCGAGCAGCGCGGCGGCAACGAGCGGGAAGAGGCTGTGAAGGCCCGGACGGGCGCCGAGAACGCCAATCTGTCCACTTTGGCGGACAACGTGAGCGACGGTCTCGAGAATTGCCTGGAATGGGCAGCCCTGTTCATGGCCAGCGCCGATGTGTTCGATGACATCACGTTCCGGCTCAATCAGGAATTCTACGAGCAGGACGCCGATCCGCAAATGGTCATGGCGCGCATCCAGGAGGTGGACCGGGGCCTGATTGCCAAGGCAGATTACCGGGCCTGGCGCCGCAAGACCGGCGGCATTGATCCCGACCGCACCGATGAGGACATCGACGCGGAGGTCCAGTCCGGGGGCACTGAGCTTTGACCTCGCACGGCAAGCTCCTCGAGGCCCTGATCCGGCACCAGATCTACATCCAGCAGTTCGGCGGAC